TATATAATTATTGAACCCATCGTATTCTTCTAATATACGTTGCGCCCTAACCTCAGGTATTTTTGATAACTTATCTTTATTACTTTCCATAATGTAATATTTATAATATAACTATAAACTAACTATTTATCAATATATGAGTAATAGAAAGATACCTATAACAAGACTAGAGAAGTTTTTTGGTTCCGAAGATTTTGGTTTAGAACAAAATATGGGGCGCGAATGGCTTGAGGGTGATATGAATTTTACTTTAGTTTTATATCGTGTTGATAGACAAAAAACAAAAACCGATGATGTTTATGGTGAGACTGAAGAAGATGGTATTAAATTCTTACCTCCTGTTGAATTTAGGGGTTATGTTACTATAGAGTTACCTGATAATCAAAATTATGCTAATTCTAATTTATCTCAAATGGAGCCAGGTAATTTAAAAGTTGGGGTATATCAAGATGCGTTGGATGAATTACAGATAGATATTGAGTATGGTGATTATATAGGATATTATGAAACAGTAGATAGAGTAAGATATTATTCAGTTGTAAATGATGGTAGAGTGGTTAGTGATAATAAACATACTTATGGTGGATTTAAACCCTTTTATCGAAGTATAATTGGAGCACCTGTTAATGACGGTGAATTTAGAGGGATATGAAAAAATTAATAAAAGAAATAAATTTAATTAAGAACCAAATGTCGTACATGTGTGAAGGTATTGAGGGCGAAAAAGTAGTTTGTGATGATTGCGATTGGTCTTGGAATTTAAGTGAAGGTGGTGATGACCCTTATGTTTGTCATAAATGTGGTAACGATAATCAAGAAACAAACTATATCGGTAAAAAAGTTATGGTTTACTATAATTTACACAAACACACATTTTCAGTTTCTTACAAAGGTAAGATTGTAATGTATGCCGATTATGTTAAATTAAAGGACGTAGAGTTCAGAGTTAGACAAGGTGGAAAAGAAAAAGTAAGGGATGAGATGAGAAAAAACGTCCACGCCTTTGTTATTGGAGATTTAATGGAATTTTGTAATTATCCGTGTGAAGATTTACCTGAAGAACCTAATGAAAATGTAATTACTTATAATCCGTATAAGTACGACTCATTTGTTAGAAAAGATAGCGAAAAACCAATCTATAAAGCCAACGAGGTTGAAATGATTAATTCAAAAAATAAAGTTTTTTTTATCAGTGAAACTATAAAATAATGGCACTACCTAAAAATGTAAAAAAATATTTACCTTTAACTCCTGATAAAATTTTACTTCAGAGGAGGGAGGAGTTGCTTGAGCAAATCCAAAAAGACGGAACTTATTTACCTAAATCAATATTACATGCAGATTTAGATAGGGGTATGTTAGATTTTGTTAAAGAAGATTTAGGTATTTCTGTAAGTGGTAAAAAAATTAATACAATTGATTTAATTATAACTACTCAGAACTGGGCTCAATTTACTGAATCTTGGAATTTTCAAGATTTAGATAAAAATATAAAACCCCCATTTGTCGCCACAGTAAGAAATCCAGACGTTAAGTTTGGAACTAATCCGTCTCTACAATATACAATACCAAATAGAAAACAATTTTATTATGCTAAAGTACCTACGTGGGATGGGCAGAGAAAGGGTATGGATATTTATAAAATACCTCAACCTGTTCCTGTTGATATAACTTATAATGTTAAAATTTTCTGTAATAAAATGAGACATCTTAACGATTTTAATAGAAAAGTATTACAGACTTTTTCATCAAGACAAGCATATACTGAAATTAAAGGACATTATATACATATGATATTAAACAGTTCGTCATATGAGTCGGTATTAGAATTAGAAAAAAGAAAATACTATGTCCAAAGTTATGAATTTTTAATGATGGGGTTTTTATTAGATGAGGAAGAGTTTGAGGTTTCACCAGCGATTTCACGAACCTCTACTGTTTTTGAAGTTGAAACTTTTAACAGTAGTAAACGAGCAAAGAAATTTCCATCTAACCCTAAGAATTTTGATTTAGATATTCTATTTACAAGCGGCACCACTGCTCTTACTGAAACTTATAGATATGAAGTGGACTTATCCATTTTAGAATCTACCAATGTCGACAGTTATTCTACATATATTAATAACAACTATATTGGAGACGATGTTCCAATCATTAAGGTTTCTACAAACGATTTAATAAAAATCGATGTAGTCAAAACCGATAATACTAAATCTTCAGTATTAAAGGCTAAGGCCAGATTAGTTTAACTATTCTCCGTATATATCTTTTTGTTCCTTACACTTTTCCTCTATCATCTTCTCTAAGAACTTGTATATCTTAAGTCCGTGTTTTTCGCAATAAGTTTTTAGTAGTTGATGTGACTCAGGTGAAATTTTTATGTTTTTTATTTTACTCATCCATGTTTTTTTAAAAAGTAGAAAAAAGGTAGAATTTTTTCCTACTCTTTATAAATATAGTCTTTATGTAATAGTTTTTTCATCTTTTTCGTAATATTTATCTATAAATAAAACTTAAGAAAAAATTACAACATGGCGACATCTAACAAAGTATTCGTATCTCCGGGTGTTTACACATCAGAAAGAGATTTAAGTTTTGTAGCACAAAGTGTAGGTGTAACTACTCTTGGTTTAGTGGGTGAAACAATTTCGGGACCAGCGTTCGAGCCGATTTTCATCACAAACTTTGACGAGTTCCAATCCTATTTTGGTGGTACAAATCCAACTAAATTCGTGAATACTCAGATACCTAAGTATGAGGCAGCTTATATAGCTAAATCGTATCTTCAACAATCAAATCAATTGTTTGTTACAAGAGTACTTGGACTATCGGGGTACGACGCGGGACCTTCATGGTCAATAAAAACTATCGGTAACTTAGATAGTACAGGAACTACAGCAACATCTGTTTCGGGTCCTTTCACTATTGCATTCTCCGGTGTTTCAGGAACATCCACAAGCACGGCTATCACCAACTATGGTGGTTTACCAGCTAGTATTTTAGGTGTGATAAATCATCCTTATGAGACATATACGGGTGGAGAGTCGACTTTAGAGGGTGACTTCAAAAAATATTTTTATCAAGAAATTGCTAATCCAGCAAATTCAGGTAGTACTTCATACTTTTGGGGAGCGGTAAGTGCTTCTACTTATAGTAGTATAACAGGAGCGTCATCGACACCTAATTATACAGGTAATACAAATGTACTCGCTGTTAATAATGTACAGTTTGAAAATAACGTTTTAAATGCGTCAGTTAATGACCCATGGTATTACGCGTTATTCACTGAAAACTCAGGAGTATATAATGGTACAGGTTTTGGTTTTGGTGTTACTACCTTAACTAATACAGGCGGATTAAATTACGAAGGAACTGCTGAAGTTTACATAACTAACTATACGGGTACACCTATGAGTGAATACCACGATTTAGTTGTGGGGACATTACGTTCAAGAGGTATTGATACATACACTACCGATGATGGACCAGTTTACGAAGTGTCAGGTTTAACTGATGTGATGATTGACTGTACAGGAGCATTTTCAGCAATATCAACAAACCCATTCGCAACATTTGGTATAAGTGGTTTAACTGCGGATAACGACACTTTCACATTTAATACATCATTTAATATTGCAAATTCTAATTACGTATCAAAGGTATTTGGTAAATCTAATTTTGCTAAACCTAAAGCGGAAGTTCCATTATTCTTAGAAGAAGAGTATTACAACTTATTAAATACAGGTTATAGGTTAGGTAAAGTAAGAGGACTTGATTGTTCTTTAACTGCATTACCAAGTGCGAGAGGAGATGCTGGTACTAATACTAGTATTGGTTGGTATCTTGATAGATATCAAACACCTGAAACACCATATTTGGTTTCAGAATTAAGAGGTAATAAAGTTTATAATATGTTTAAATTTTTAACAGTCTCTGATGGTAATTCAGCAAATAAAGAAGTAAAAGTTTCCATAATGAATATTTCATTTAATAATGGAACATTTGACGTTGCGGTTCGTGACTTTTTTGATACAGATGCTAATCCTGTAATCTTAGAAAAATTTACAAATTGTACAATGGATGTAAACCAAAACAGTTTTGTAGCTAAGAAGATAGGTACATCTAATGGTGATTTTGAACTAAGGTCAAGATTTATCATGTTAGAAATGAATGAAGATGCACCTATGGATTCATTACCTTGTGGTTTCCGAGGATATGAAACAAGACAATACTCAGGAGTTAAATCACCTTTCTTAGAATATAAAACTAAATATGATACACCAGGTGAAGTTATTTGGAATCCACCATTCGGTTCTGCAACAGGTACTGATAATGAAACAAGAAGTTCAGGAGATAGAGTTAGAAGAACTTTCTTAGGTGTTTCTAATACAGTTGGAATAGATTCAGATTTCTTCCAATATAAAGGAAAACAAAACCCTACTAACTTAGCTACTGCTACTGACTCACAACCGTGGTCTTACCTCACTAAAGGTTACCACATGGATTCAGGAGCGACTGTCATCACAATATCGTCTAATTATGTTACTTCGGGTGAAACAGCTTTCGAAGTTGGAGACGCAAGTTTTGATTCAGAACCACAAGAGGGTAGTCCTTATTACAGATTAAATGCACGTAAGTTCACTGTAGCACCATCAGGAGGTTTCGATGGATGGGACATATATAGAGAATATAGAACTAATGGTGATAGATACCAATTAGGAGCGGCAGGATTTAGAAAAGGTGCAGCACCTTCAATCTCTTATCCTACGGCTACAGGTTGGGGGGCATTTAAACAAATTACGGGTCCTGACCAATTAACTTGGGCTAATACTGATTATTACGCTTACTTATGGGGTCAATATACCTTTAATAATCCTGAATCAGTTAATATAAATGTTTTTGCAACACCAAACATTGATTATGTAAATAATTCAAACTTAGTTGAGTCTGCAATTGACATGGTAGAACAAGATAGAGCGGATTCGGTTTATATTTGTACAACTCCTGATTATCAAATGTTTACACCAACATTAGGTGATTTTGATACTAACTTTATTTATCCTGAAGAAGCGGTAGATAATTTAGAAGACACAGGAATTGATTCAAACTATACCGCAACTTATTACCCATGGATTTTAACGAGAGATTCGGTAAATAATACTCAAATATATCTCCCACCAACAGGTGAAGTTGTTAGAAACTTGGCATTAACAGATAATATCGCTTTCCCTTGGTTTGCAACTGCAGGTTATACAAGAGGATTAGTTAATTCTGTTAAAGCACGTAAAAAGTTAACACAAGAAGACAGAGATACACTATATCAAGGTAGATTAA